TTAAAAAATAGAGCATCTAAACAAAAGAAAAAAGAAGGAGTAATAATAGCATTTTAATATGGAAGCATACCAAACAAAAGCAATAAAAATATACTTAAACTTTTTTTTAAAAGACAGAGTAACAGATTTTGAAAACAGATTAATTAAAGCAAAAAATGATGCTATAGCTCATGTTCAAAATCAAATTGATTTATATAAAGAAAGTCCAGATGATATGTTTTATTGGAGTAATGTAAAAAATTCACTTGAAAAAATATGAAATTCCCATGTACTGGTTGTGGCTGCTGTTGCAAAAGAGTTGGAACGGTAAAACAATTTTTAACTGAAGAAGAGTTTCCATATAATGCAAATGATGATGGTTCTTGCGAAATGCTTATTGATAATAAATGTAGTGTTTATGATAATAGACCAGATATTTGTGATGTACATAAAATGTTTTTAAAATCCGATATGGATATAAATGAATATTACAAAATAAATATTGAACAATGCAATAAGTTTATGGATGAAGATAATATACCTTTAAATTTTAGAATAACAGATTATGAGAAATAGCACAATAATAGTTAAGAAAAAACGTTGTATTAATTGTGGTAACATTGATTATCATTTTTCAAAAAAGATGTGTAAACAATGCGCTACCATAGCTTCTACGCAAAAGCGAATGGATGAATTTGAAGATGATTCGGAAAGCTTCAATAATTTAGTACAAGATTTAGACCATGTATTTAGCCAATACATTAGAAATAAACATGCTGATAAAAATGGCATTGTAGAATGTTATACTTGTGGAAATAAACACACTATTGCAGAAATACAATGTGGCCATTTTATGGGAAGATCTAATTTAGGAACCAGGTGGATGGAAGAAAATTGCAGACCACAATGTATGGAATGTAATTATTTTAAAACAGGAAACATTGAAGAATTTGAGTACAAATTACATGCAGAAAATAATGCAGTAGTTGAATATTTAAGAGAAACAGCTAGGCAACCAATAAGACCAACAAGAGAAGAATTAAAAGCTTTAGTTTTAGAATATAGAGCTAAGTTAAATTTAGTAAAAAAGAAATTTATAAAATAGGTTTGTGGTTTTTTATAGTAAATACCCCTGCAATTTCTATTGTGGGGGATTTTTATCAATCAATAAATAAGTCAAAATGTGGGTTTTTTGATTGATAAATTAAAACATGTGTCAAAATTATAAATTTTTGATGTATATGTTACAGGATATAAAAAAGCCCCTCGTAGAAACGAAGGGCGAGATTAAACCGTTAACACTTGCTTGTATGCAGCACAAATATACGAAATTTAATTAAATTTATTTTTTTAATTAAATTAATTAAATTAATTTTACAAAAAATATATAAAAATGGCAAGAAATATCAGTCCAGATTCAGTTTCAAGTAAGGTTGCTGAACTAACATTAGGAGAAAATATACGCTTTGAAAACCCATATACATCAGTAATGGTAATGGTTTCTAATTTAAAAAAGAAAGAAGCCCATAAAGATAAGCTGTTTAAAATTAAATACGTAGATGGTATTACCACCGTATCTAGAGTAAAATAAAAACCAACACATATGCACATCCAAACCGTTAACTACACTAGAACATTTAATTTAGGTAATTATTCTTCTGAGAAAATTGGCGTTGAATTTTCCCTTAATGAAGGCGAATCAGCCAATAAAGCTCTTGACCACGCAAGAGAACTAGTAGAAGAATATCATAACAAAAATGTTGTTAGACAAAAAGAACTTGCTGAGTATTTAGGCGTTAATTATGATGATCTGCTTACTGAAGAAGTAATTCCTACTCAATCAAAAAAAACTTTGGCACAAAAAACAAAAGAATTTATTGATTCTTGCAAGACAAAGGAAGAATTAAAAGCTTGGGAATTGATGAGTAAAAGTAATCCTGAATTGCTAGAGCATTATAATAATAAACTTAAAACACTTTAACTATGCAATGGAATGACATCCACATCAGAGCAAGCTCTGTAGGTTATTTAATGACCGAACCACAATCTAAAGCCGATAAAGAAGCCGGATTGTTGTCTAAAACAGCCCAAAAACACTTATTAGATGTTTATATAGCTGAAAAGTATGGCCGTAAAAAGGATATACAAACAAAACAAATGCGTAAAGGTATAGAAGTAGAGCAAGATTCAATTGAATTGCTTTCTATGTACTTAAAAATGCCATTTACTAAGAATGATCAAAGATTTACCAATGATTATATAACTGGATTTCCAGATATTATTGATAATGACAGAATAATAGACATTAAATCTAGCTATGATTTGTGGACATTTATTGGTAATATACCAGATAAGTTAGATAGTTTATACCATTGGCAAATGCAGTCTTATATGTGGCTAACAGGGGCAAAAAGCGCTGTTATTGCGTATTGTTTGGTAAATACTCCAGAGAATATCATTGAGCAAGAGAAGTATTATATGCTTAAAAAGATGGATGTGGCTACTGAAGAAAGCCCGGAATATGTAAAAGAAGCAATGAAGATTGAATTTAACATGTCTTTTGATGATATTTCATTAGAAGAAAGGGTATTAATGTTTAATGTTGGAAGAAATGAGGATGATATTTTGCGCATACAACAAAAAGTAGAAAAAGCAAGAGAATTTCTAAGAGAATTAGAAGAAACACACTTAAACTTTAATAAATAACATGAATCCTGAAGTTAACAATGGTGCAAACATCATAAATGCCATTCAAAATTTAAAAATGGCTCAAGAACAATTTGAGGATTTTTGCAGACAATACCCTAATTCACAAGGTTCAAGGTTATTTAAAAAATATAGTGATAAAACAGGATGGATATTTAGTGATTTAATAACAAACCCATTTGTAACAGAAGAAGTTAGAATTGGTATTAAGAATGAAATAGCAAGTGATGTATTTGCAGTACCAGCGATTATTGAAAAGGTAGCATTGTTAACCCCAGACCAAAGAGATATGATTGAATCTACATTAGATGCATTAATAAACGGAGAAGAGGTTAAAATAATTGATATAAACGAAATAAACGAAAAATAAAATGGCAAAGAAAAAAGCAGAGATACCAAAAGAAATACAAGTTTATACAGAAGGATGTGATTTCTGTATGCAATTTGATTATGATGAACCACACGTAGTAGGTGCAAGCCCTGATGGAAACGGTGGATTAGAAATAGTACTAAAAGCTTACCAAGATGCAGGTATTACTTTCGTATGCCCTAATACTGGTAAAAAACTTAGATTATTTTCAAGACCATTATCAGATGCAGGTAAGAAAATATTAGAAGATCAAGCGCCTTCTTAAAATATTTATGCTGGTTGGTGTAATTGGCAACACTACAGATTTTGATTCTGTCATTCAAGGTTCAAATCCTTGACCAGTAACAAAAACATAAATTATGATATACATAATAATTTTTATACTAATGGCTGTAATAGCGTGGCTTTCTTACGAAATGTACAATGCTCCTTTTGAAGATAAGGATAAATAGTTTATGAACTATAATTAGTATTTCTCATTGATTGCAAATAATTAGGAGTATTTTCTTGTAAAATATTTTTATTATTTTTGGCTGGGTTATTTTTAGCTAAATTATTCATTAAATATAATAAATCACTATCTTTAAATGTGCTTCTTAATCTATCTATTAATAATCCAGGTTTTTTAGGAGGTGCTACATTTGGTAAATCTCCCTTTTTTAAACTTCTTTCACTTGGTAATGTCTGTTGCGTAGTACCCTCCTGCCATCCACGCTGCCATCTTGGTGTATTTACTTCTCCTAACTTATATAATTTATCTAACATTTCAGGAGTAAACGATCCAGGCTTATTTTCAGCTGCATCCCATATTTTATATTTAGCAGCCAAATATCTTAAAGCCATTATATCAGCTCTTTGTTCTGTTACAAGATTATCATGTGCGCCATGAACAGATTTATTAGCTTCACGAAGTGTCCAATCCCTTAAATTAGATAATCTATAATCACCAGTAGTTGGGAAATTATACATTGGTGTCCCATCAGAATAACGAGGTATATTTTCACTTGCTCTTTCTAACATATATTTTGCATCATTCTTTCTATTAGGGCCTGTACTTCTAGCATTGTTCCTGTCAAGCATTATAAATAAATTCCTAGGTTGATGTGCAAGTATTTCTTGGTCATTATAATGACCTACTTCATGAGCCAATGCGGAAGATTTTGATTGATTTTCATAAAAGTTTGGATCACCCATATTAATATTCCTATCAACAATTTGAGTTAGTTTTCTTTGCCCTGATGGGTATTGATCATCAAACGTATATGTTAAATTATTTATGCCTTCTAATGTTTGTTTACTTACGGCATCTGATTGATTTGGGAAACCTCCATTACCTTTATCATATAATTGTTGTTTGAAAAAAGGAGATTTATAATATTTATTATACCAATCAATTATTTGCTGCTTATCGGCAGCTTGATTTTTTTTCTCTCTTGGGTCTGGTTTTGAACCTTTCATACTACTTAATGCCATTGTGTATAATTTTTATAAATCTTGAGCATCATACCAATTCTTACCCCTATTAATATTTCTTTTAAACTGCTCTATATTCTTTTTAGCCATTGCTTTCCTTCTAAAATTATACCATTTAGGGGCTTCCCCTTTTCCGTTCCAGCCAAGCATTCCCCCTGGAGCATACCAGTCATCTGCAATAGTATTTTGTTCCGGATATTTGCCATATTTCATAAAATATTCTCTTTCATCTTCATTTCTCTTTTTATCTTTTTGTTCTAAAATTATACCATTTATAGTTCTTTCATATATGTCTCTTCTTTCCGCAGGTGATATTCTTGGGTCTTGCCAACTTGGCTCACCTGTTTTAGTAATAGGTTGAGGAGTAATGTTGGGCATATCAGGAGCTGGTAATATTGGGTTATTATATTTCATATCATATCTTACCGGCTCTTCCATTGGTCTTGATGGAGTCGCAAACATCATGTCAACCGTTCTTGCTCCAAGCATGCCATCTGCATATATGCCGGATTTTGGAGCGCCATATTTAACTATCATTGATTTTAATGCATCTCTTCCCTCTGGTGTTTGCGTTAACATATCATATTGAGCTTGTTGAAACTCTTTATTAGACGTTGTTGGAAGATTATATTTTTTAGCATATGCCAATAAATCTTCCGCAGTTAAACCAGATGCTGAAAATGCATTACTCAATCCTGTTGGTGTTTTTTGAGTTCCACCTGGATATAAAACTAATCCTGTGCCGGGTACTTTAACGCCTTTTTCTGGGTCTCCAGATGGGTTAACTCTTTGCATAATATCTATTGCCATATACTTATATTTTGTGCTAATTTACGATTTTTTGTGAGCATTGGCAAATTTTCTAGCAGCTTCAACACTTCCAAAGCCCCATGCCTTTAATGCTAAAGCTTTACGAGTTGGTTCACCATTAGGTTTTTTCATAGCTCCTTTAATACCAGCAAATCTAGCTGCAAAAGAAACTCTTCTTGGATTAGTTCCTTCTTTAACAGGAGCTTTTAAATGACCACCATGTTCTTTGTTATAAGAATCACGACCTTTTTGATTTAATCCACCTTCAGGATTTTTACCTTCTTTTCTTTGCCAAGCTCCAGACATAATTTACTTTTTTTCTTGTGCTTTAATTTTCTTTTCTTGTTTCAGCATTTCTGGTGTAGGCTTTTTACCTGAACCAGCAGCCGCACGAATATTATCCCATAAACCACGAGGAGAGGTTGAACCATCAGCTCGTTTCATCATTTTTAATTTACTTTTCATATGGATTTTCTTTATGCCATTTCTTTGTAGCAGCTATACCTTGTGCAACTGTTTTAGAATTAGCTATTTTAGTCAAATCAATAGTGTCCCACTTCCCTTTATCTTTTGTAGGGTGGTTCACAATTATATCCCCAACTTCTCCTTTGCCAATGTTTTTAGTCTTTTTATAGACTATATGTTTTTCACCACCGGAATAAAAAGTTTTCTTCATTGACTTTAACATACCGCTAAGATACGAATTATTTCCAGTTCTCGGCTTTCCAAATAACTAAATCTATCCCTTTTAAGCCTTCAGGAGGCGTTTTTTCTTTTTCAACAGGTATTTCTACCACTTTGGCATTATCTGCCAATTTTGAGGCTAATTCTACCGGAGAAATAGTATTGCCATTTGGGTACTTCCTATGAAAATAAACTCTACACTTGTCTGAGCAAAACTTTTTTTTGGATGTTTGACTTTCCATTCTTTCTCCGCAATAAATACAAAAAGGTGTTCTGTTTTTCATGTGTTACGATTTGTTACGATTATGTGTTACGATTAAGTGATTTGTTACGATAAAGGTAGGTGTTCTGTTACGATTAACCAAATATTTCCCCACATCCCCCCCCTTCCTTAACATACCAACCAACATATAACCAATGCAAATAAGGTAAGCAATTGCAAGACACCATGACCATAACCATGTCCATGTCCCAACCCCATAAACCAACGCCAACAAAGGATTGCAAGGTAGGTCATAGGGCAACCCATGAGCGAGGGTACTCGGTGCTAGGGAGCGCGAAACCCCAAAAAAGTGGGGGCGAATTTTTATGGTCGGGACCTTTCAGCAAGTGTTGATGTAGAACTTTGCGGTTTTTTTTCTAATATAATTGGTGGTTGTGGTGGTAAATATTTCGTATATTTGGTGATTAAATAAATTAATTATGGTACCTCAAAAAATAAATTCTACTATTGGTAAAAAATTGTCATCAATGAAAGCCAAATATGACATGAAAAATACTTCATTAAAAGCGCCTGATGAAGAAAAAAAATCAAAAATATTGAAAAATATAAATGAAGCAGAAAAATCAGCTAATAAATTAATAGATAACATAAAACCTTATCGTAGCATGGACGAAGAAACTAAGGAAAGATTAGGCAAAGTTGGTTTAGAAGCTTATGATAAAAATATAGATGTTAAACAATTTATAGATAAACATATAAAAGAAACTTTGAAACCAGAACATTTATCTGATATAAAAACATATATTGAAAAAATTGCTGAAAATAAGAAAGGCCAGTTAAAAAACCAATAAACAAAATGTAAAATGAAACCAAAGTTGGGGTCAGGTGAAAGATTCGCTACAATTGAAAATAAAGCGGCAAAATCATACGAAAAGAAAGGAATGAACCCAGAACATGCTAAAGAGGTTGGAGCCGCAATAGCAGCCTCTATAGGCCGTAAAAAATACGGTGCAAAGAAATTCTCTAAGCTATCAGCAATGGCTAGAAAAAAGTAGGTTTGTAGATTTTATGTTTTCTTTCTTTTACTTAGCCTCCCTTAAAAAAGGAGGTTTTTTTGTTGCTTTCACCATTGTGATGTAAATTGCATCAAACATCATCACATGAAGAAAAGAATAACAATTACATTATCAGAAGAAAGTTACACTAAACTACAACTTTTAGCAGAAAAGAAAAAATGGTCATTAAGTAAAACAGTAGAGGATATTTTAGAAAGGTATTTAGCTAAACAAAAAACCGAAATAAAAACCATCGCTGGTATAGCTTATGAGAAAGGTAACTCTTAACATAACTCCTCAAACTCACGTAAGGGCAACTCAAGGTGATTCAATATTCTTTAGAATACCAAGAGAAAAGTTACGCCCAGCCGGTCTTAAAAGACTAATGAGATTAGAGAGGTATAACAAATACAAAATTGATCTTGCATCCGAAGCAAAAAGAAAATCCTTTACGATGCCTCCGATTGGAGCTTCAATAACATTTGTAATTCCGGTTCCTCGCTCCTGGTCAAAGAAAAAAAAGAAACTATATCATGGAAGATTCCACCAATCAAAACCAGACATAGACAACCTACAAAAGGCTTTCTTAGATTCCCTAATGAAAGAAGATAAACAAATAGCGCACTTAGAAGTCCAGAAAAGATGGGTTGACTTTGAACTAGGATGGATAGAAATTACATTAAAAGATTACGAACAAGTTCTTACTTTACCTCTTCCCAAAGAATAGACCTCG